CGAGCGTGATGCCCTGTTAAAACAGGTCAGTATCATGACCAGCGAATGGGAAAAAGACCTGCTGCTGGGATTAATCAGCGACGAAGACAGGGAAAAGCTGAAAGCGTACCGCATTTACGCGAAATCGTTGCAGGCGATGGATTTCAGTGCCATCAACGATAAAACCTCATATAACGCCATTGAGTGGCCAGTACCTCCACAAAACACCTGAAAAAGAAGTAAATCAACTGACCGCCTCAGGGGCGGTTTTTTTATGGGAGAAATGTATGTCCGGACTACATGGTGTGGAAACCATTGAACTGACGACAGGCACGGTTGCCGTGCAGACCGTCTCCACGGCAGTGATTGGCCTCGTGGGGACAGCGCCGGACGCCTCCGGCGGTGTGTGTGCTTCCGGTACTGCCGGATCATGGTTGTTGAGTTCCGCGCTGGATTTTACAGCGAAAAAAGCCGGGCGGTCCGGCAATGAGATTTCAGTTGTGGCCAACGGAAGCACGCAGCAAAACGCAGAGACAACCGCGGCTCTGGAGGGAAACACCCTGACGATCACACTGGGCACAGATGAACATGGTGAGAGGAATGCCACTGCGTCACGTGTGAAGGAGGTTGTGAATGCGCTGGAGGATTCACCGGTGATGGCCGATACCAGCATGCTGAATGCAGATTCTGTCGGGGAAGGAGTGGTATCTCCCTTTACCCTGACGTTGTCCGGCGGTGAGGATGAGGCATTTCCGGTTAATACGCCGGTGGTGGTGGCGGGGGCACTGACGCAGGCCGGAAAGCTGGGGGCTTCCGGAACGCTGTATCCTGCCCTGCGTGATATTTTTGACCAGACCGGTGCGCTGGTGATTGTGGTACGTGCGGAAAGCAAACCGAAAGCGAAGGAGGCAGAACAGCGTGCCGCAGTGATTAAGGCCATGGAAGCTCTGACGAAGAGCAAAGGCGTAACAGGCTACCAGCCGCGTATTCTTGTCGCCACTGGCTACAGCGAGGATGATGGTGTGGCAAAGGCGCTGGAAACGTATGCCGCGAAACTGCGGGCTGTTGCCTATATTGACTCCCCCTCAATGGTAACGCCGCAGGATGTGGTTCAGCGCCGGACGTTATTTGGTGGGCGTGTTGAACTGCTTCGTCCGCGCGTGTCGGTGACGGATGACAGCGGACAAACAGTGTTTCGCCCGTATTCGGCACGCGCTGCCGGACTGCGTGCCCGTATTGATTATGAAAAAGGATGGTGGTGGTCCAAATCAAATCAGGACGTGATGAATATCACCGGTCTTGAGCAGGTGGATACATTTATTCTCGGGGAGCAGAACTGCACGGCAAATCTGCTGAACATGGAAAACATCTCCACCATTATTCGTCATGACGGTTTTAAACACTGGGGTAACCGCCTGTGCACATCTCATAGCCAGTTGCGCTTTGAGTCTGTGCGCCGTACGGCTGATGTGATTGAAGACAGTGTTCAGGAATCCATGTTGCCTTATGTTGACCGTCCGATTGATCGGGATGTTGCGGACGATATTCTCGGCAGTATTAATGCCTACATGCGCCAGCTTAAAAATCTGGGCGCGATCCACGGTGGTAGCGCATGGCTGAACGACGAACTGAATACAGCAGAAACCCTGGCTGCCGGGCAGTTGTATATCGACTATGACTTCGGGCCGAAGTCACCACTGGAACGCCTGACGCTGCGGACAATGATCAACAATAAACTGGCACAGGAGGAACTGACAGTATGATGTCATGCGAAAAAAAACTGCTACGGGCATGGGCGCTCTTTCTGCCGGGTGGTATTCGCCTTCAGGGGGCACATGAATACACGCCTCCGGCCATCAATATCACGAAGGTGGACATCAAAACCGGTGCGATGGATGCGCCGGTGTCAGTGGATGACGGTATGGAGGTGCTGACCTGCTCGTTTAAAATTTACGGATACGACGTGGCCATACTGACCCTGCTTGGATTGCAGGCAGGGATTTATTCGCCAGAAATTGTTGTCCGTCAGGCGTATCAGGTGGGCGGTGCAACAAGCGGTCTGGTGGAAACCCTTCAGGGGATGATCACCAGTATCACGCCGGATGCGCGTCCGCCCACCTCGCAGGCGGAAGCAGCGGTGTCGGTGGAAATGTCACTGAGTTATTACCGCCAGGCTGTCGATGGACTGGAAACCATCTGCATTATTCCGGAGCAGTTTGTACGGCGCATTAACGGTGTGAATGTGCTGTCGGATCTGAAAAAAATTATCCGTGTGTGAGCCGGAGAAGTGGTCATTCAGGCGGCTCAGGCCGCCTTTTCTTTTTAAGAGGAAATCAATATGCCAGAGATAAACAGTATTCCCTGCAGCAGCGTGGAGATTGTGTTATCCGTGCCGTATGTCACTGCGTCAGGTCAGACAATCTCGCATGTCACCATGCGTGCACCCACCGTCCGCGATCGTCTGTTACATCGCCGGAGTACCAAGCCGGAAGCAGAAGCCGATCTGGATATGATAGCCGGCCTGTGCGGAATGGATGCGGCGGACATGATGAATATGGAAGCGTGTGATTACCTGTCCCTGGAGCGGCAGTTTAATGTTTTTTTGCTGCCGCCGGTCAGGCGGAAGAAGACAGCATCCTGACAGCGATACGGCGCGCCGGTGCCTGGTTCGGGTGGTCTCCCGGAGATGTGATGGCACTGCCGTATGCAGATTTTGTGTCAATGATGCTGGAGGAATCGGAAGAGAGGCGGCGACGTTATGGCAACGGTGGGCGATAACCTGAAAGCGAATATCAGGATCGGCGGCACGATAGATCCGTCGTGGAAAAAATCGGTTGATGGACTGAAGCACGGATTATCAGGGGCAACGCAGGAAGTGGCTCGCCTGACTCGCCAGCAGGATGTACTGAAACGAAAAATTCAGGCTGGCGTACTGGCAGGGCAGGATATTACTGAACTGCGAAAGCAGTATGAAAAGCTGGGCAAAAAAATTCATGATGCCACCGGAGAGCAGGATAAATTTAACCGTAAGCTGGCACGTGCGGAACGTCTGGAACGCTGGAAAGGGCGTGGAAAGACCGCTCTGAAAGCGGGGTTAGGGCTTTCGGTCGGGGCAGGACTGACACTGGCAGGCGCTGCCGGTGCAGCACTTAGCCGGAACAGTGAAACTGCAGAGCGGGCAGGGATAGCCCGGAGTTACGGTGTGGATTATGAGACGTATGCAGCGTGGGATTCGCTGGGTAAGCAGATGGGGCTGAACGGGGAAAACTTCGGGGATCTGTTTGAGGAGTACCGTAACAAGGTTTTTGATGATGATAATGGCGCATCGGATAAAGGTGCCATACAGCAGGTCTTCGGGGCGCTGGGGCTGAAAACCGGGGTGATGGCGGGAAAAAACAACCAGGAGCAGGTTGAATTTCTTTTTGACCGATTGCTGCAGGTGAAGGATGAACAAAAGGCTGCCGGGATGGCGGATGCATTGTTTGGTGGTGAGGGTAATAAGATCCTGACCTGGATACGTCTGTCAGGAAAAACTTACCGGGAGCTTATTGAGGAGCAGAAGCGCTATAACCTGGTGACCAGGGAAGGGGCGGATGGTGCCGTCCGGGGACATATCGCCGTCTCAAACCTCACCGGTGTTCTGGGTTCGTCCATTGATGAAATCTGTGGACAGCTGGGGAAAGAGCTGGCACCGAATATTCAGCAGGTCACGGACGACCTGGCGGACTGGTTTAAAAACGGCGGGCTGGAAAAAATCAATACATTTATCAGAGAGGACGCGCTGCCGATGTTGATCAAGGTGACGGCCTGGGCGTGGAATTTTGGAAAAGTCATTGCCGGGCTCACTGAAAAGGCCATCGAGTGGGGGCTGGCTGAAGATCCACGGAGTGACCGGCGTGAGGTGCTGGAATATCTGGCAAAAACAGGCTCACCAGAGCTGGCAAGGGCAGTGGCGAAGAGGAACGGGCAGGATAAATGGTTTGATGATCAGCTTAAAAAAAATCCCGATCTGACGAAGCAGGTTGTGAAGGCGTATACAGACACACGCGGTTTCCTGAGTGATGACGATAAAAAATTTGAGGCATCCCTCGAGCCTTTTCTGGGGCCAAAAGACGATCCGGACTTTGACGGATGGGAAAAGAAAGCGCTTGATGTCCTCGCGAAGTATGACACCCCACCCGCTACAAAACAGGGGCAGGAAAAAACGGATCCTCTTTCTGCGCTTCACTACGTTCCGGGCAGTATCAGCCAGGTGGAAGTAAAACCCACGTATCAGATACGGGCTGAATTTAACCTCACCCAGAAGCCCGGCGAGGATGCCGGACAGCTGGCAGACAGGGTGACGAAAAATCTGGGTGATATTGATTTTGGCCAGCGGGCCAGCATGACCGACAGTTATGCATTCTGGGGGTGACGATGGTGGATTTTGTTGGCTTTGGCGCAAACATGATTGAGCGCAGGGCATGGGACAGGATTGGTTCATTAACCGATGTGGCCTCGCGGGTCATGCTGTCGTTTGGTGAGTTTGAGTTCAGTATTGATTCTGCGGCGTATAACGCCATGAAGCGCACCATGGAATGGCGATGGGATGAGCAGCAGTTAATCGGAAAAAAGGATCTGTTGCAGTATACCGGTAAGGGGGCCAGAACGATAAGCCTTGAAGGGATGGTTCATGCGGGATTTCGTGACGGTGTGGGGATGGATGCCCTTGATACGCTGGTTCAGATGGTGGATAAAAATCCTGCGCCGCATCTGCTGGTTTCCGGGACGGGGGATGTGATGGGGTATTTTGTTGTAACCGCCTATTCAGATAACACCACGTCCTTTCTTCCCGGCGGTGCGCCGAAAAACAAAACGTTCACACTGGAGCTGAAATACTATGGCGAAAAACTGGCGGACCACTGACGGCGATATGCTGGATGATATCTGTCAGAGACACTACGGCAGCGCCGGACTCAACCAGTCACTGGCGGCGGTACTGGAGGCTAATCCCGGGCTGGCTGATCTTGGTCCGGTGTATCCGTCCGGGGTGGAAATCGTGTTACCGGACTGGACATATGAGCCGGAAGAGAAGGAGACGTTTCAGTTATGGGACTGAATGAATATCAGCCGGATTTCAGTCTGACGGTGGAAGGCGAGGATATCACGAAAGCAATAAAACGCGGACTGGCTGAACTGCGTTATACCGATAATGGTGCTGCCACAAAGCGGGCTGATGAGTTAATGATAACGCTGTTCAGTGAAACGCTGGCATTGCCACCGAAAGGCGCAGTATTAACGCTGGGGCTGGGGTTTAACGGACGTCTGGTGAATAAGGGTAGCTTTACTGTCTGTCAGGTGGCAAGCGGTGGCCCTCCCCGCCGGATCACCATTTATGCCACAGCAGCCCCCATGAATGCGTCCAGGCATGGTGCAGATGTGACTGCACTGAAAACCCGCGCCTTCAGCGATGTCACGCTGGGTGACCTGGTAAAAACGATCGCCACTGAAAATAATCTGGTGGCGCGGGTATCTCCGGTACTGGAGGAAATTCGTATTCCGTGGGTGATGCAGTCATCTGAGTCGGATGCGTCCCTGCTTTCCCGGCTTGCAGGGATGTACGGTGCCACCAGTAAACCGACGAACGGTTACTGGTTATTTCTGGAGTATGGTGCGTCGCAGAGTACCGGAGGCAGGGATGCCCCAGTGATGACCATCACACCGGATATGGTGTCAGACTGGGATTACCGGGAGGGCGATCGGCAGGGGGCATCTGGAGGCGGAAAAGGGGGAAAGGTTGGTGTCAGGTACTTTACTCCGTCTGATGGTCGCACGCGTGAACTTAAAGTGGATGTGGAGTCCACAGACAAGCGGCATCCCTTCACCCAGCCAGACCAGAGCACGGCAGAACATTGTGCACAGTCGAAGGTAAAGCGGGTGCAGAAAGCGGGGCGTCAGATGACGATAACGCTGCCCTGCCGACCGGTATTGCTGAAAGCGGGGGCGGAAGTGCGCTTTATCACACGGGGCTTCGGGGTACGGGAGGACCATAACTGGCAGGCAGAGTCAGTGGAATTTTCGTTGTCACCGGGGCAGGGATTTTCGCTGAATCTGTCGCTGGCCACGGATATTTCTGCAAAGGGGAAAGCCAGTGGCAAGAAAAAAGGCGTCAATTATTTTGGTTAATGTTTTCTGAATCAGGAAATAAAAATGTCTGTATTAATTTCGGGTGTGCTGACGGATGGCGCGGGACTCCCCATGTCCGGATACCATATTATTCTGAAAGCCAGACAGAATACATCCGCAGTGGTCATGAGAACGGTGGCGACAGTGGTGACAGGTCCGGCAGGAGAATATGCTTTTGAAGCTCAGACCGGAAAATATGACGTTTATCTTCGGTCGTGTATTGAAAGGGAATACTGTGTCGGTGATATTTCGGTTTACCACGATTCAACGCCCGGCACGCTGAATGATTTTCTGACAGCCATCGATGAAGGTGACCTCAAACCCGACGTGGTGAAACGTTTTGAGGAAATGGTGGCGCAGGCGCAGCAGAGCGCGGAAACGGCAACAGAAAGCGAACGACAGGCAGGGCAACATGCAGACGCTGCCGCCCGGGTAAAAGAAGATGTAAAAAAACTGGTGGAAGGTGTTCAGCAGAACGCCGACGCGGTTGCGGAGGGTAAACAACAGGCCGAAACTCTGGTCTCACAGGTTGAGGATACCGCCGCAGAGGTCAGGCAGGATGCTGAAGCCGCGAAAAAGGCCGCATCTGATGCAGAGCATGTCAGGGAGGATATTGACACTGCGTTATCTGCGACACTGAAAACGGCGAATCGCCTGTCAGAGCTGGCTGATGAAGGTGAAGAGGCTCAGCAGGAATCCCGTGCTAATCTTGGACTGAAAAGCGCTGCCACAATGACGCCACAGAGCGACATTCGTGACCGGACTGAAGGGCGTCTGGCGACAC